TGATTGTTATTGTTTTTTTAAGTGTAATCATTTCAGCAACATTTAGTTTATTAGTACTTTAAATAGTTGATTTATATTAAGCTCTACGCATAATGAAAGATGTAGTAGCATTCAAGATATTAATACCTTGTGAAGTAATAACTTCATAAGATGCAACATCCTTAGTATCACTTAAGATATTACCTTGACTAGCACCCCATTCAGCAGGTAGTTCAGCCATACCTTTATATATACCCATCTTAAATTCACGACCTTGTTCGTAAACCATTTGAATATTACGAGAATCACCAAAGTCATCATTAGCAACGAGTGAGTGATCAAGACATACAGCAGTATATGAATCATATGGTAAACCATCAATAGTATCACCATTCTTTTTCTGTAATTCAGCAACAGAACCTTCATCAAACATATTAACCACTTTGACAGTAAATATAGTACCATCTAAAAGTTTGTAACGATTAAAATAAGCACCATAAGAAAGATAACCATCAGTTCCATTACCAATAACTTTATCTCCAAGAGATTGAAAATAGTTATTAAATTTAGAATCACGTTCTAATGATTTACTAAATTCACGAGCAAATCCTTTACCACAATAAAGTACTTTTTCACCTTTAGAATCACCAATACGATTACTATTAACATGATCATGAATCATATCAAGTAATGAACGAGTAAAGTTAGAATAACTAAAATCATTACCAGCAGCTTCTAACTGTTCGAAAACTCCTGCACCACGTGGAATAGGTTCATTTGATTGAGGATCTTTCAAAGTAACATTACCATTAATATCACGATTATAACGAGAACGCCATAAATCTTCTTCTAACAGTTGTTTACGTTGAAGTTCCCATTTCTTCATCTGATAAGGTATCCACTTGTTATATTTGTGAATAGTGCCATTTTCATCTTTAATATCAAATTCTATATCCAATACTTTATTAGAGATGTTACCTGCAATATTCTGAGAAAAACGATGAAAACCAAACTGATTAGTAGCTTCATTAAATGAAGATTTATTATCACGAGTACCATCAGATTTACTAGCAGCAATTGTAGGAGCTTGTAATGCCCAAAATTTACCAGCAGCAAAATTAGCAACATCAATACCTACACCCGTTTGTGATACAAAAGTATATTGATAAGTACCACGACCAGTAGGAACACCTTCCGTTTGTACACGAACTAATGAACGACCATCAGGAGCAACAGCACCATATTGATATGGAAACCAATTATCTTGCATTTCTACAATAATTGCTCCACCATTTGAACCAACTAATCCATTAACAGCAGTTGTAACTAATCGTTTAATTGGAGATGTAAGTTTTTCACGACCTATAATTTTCCATTTATACTGTGTATCAGCACCATTTAAAGGACGTTTATTAATCTGTCCCATCTGACCTTCTGTCATAGTAAGTAAAGGAAACTTATCACTATCATGTCCCCAAAGATGTGTGAATGCTTGATTAAGAGTAGGAGCATTCATTAATTTAAAATTCAAAAGAGTATTTTCATCATTATACGTTGATGAATCATACTGTACACTTCCAATTTCCCTCATTGTTGTAAGTTTTTAATTGTTATAAAAAGTAATAATATTATTACTTTATTTGATTATAATTTGAGCAGTACCTTTACGAACTTGCTCTTCTATATTAGTTGCAGGTTTAGATGAAACAGGTTTACCATTAGTCATTTTAATAATAGACTTAGCATTTTTAAGACGTATAACATTAGTAAGAGTTTGTTCTAATGAAGAAATATCTCCACCAGTAATATTCTTAATACCTTGAATAAGAAATTGATTAGTATCAGCTAATCTATTATCTTCATCAATTTGTGCTTGTGTCTTATAACCGTTATTTGTTTCTATATCATTATAGAAGTATGCAAATAAATCTTGTCGTGTAACACGAGTAGGTTTACCATTAACCTCTACTTTTAAACCTTCTTTAGGAAGTAATAGATTTCCTATTTGACCAGTTTTAATAATTTTATCATATAAAGAATCTTTAACACCTAAATCAATAAGTTGTCCTTTATTATCAACAGCAGCACCATAATAATTATTTATAACTTGTTGTTGTTGACGTTGAGATTCTTTTTGAATAAGTAATGTTTCTTTATCTTTTATAGCTTTATTAGTCTTAAGTTCTTCTAAAGCCTCAAGAGCATCAACTCTTAAAGTTTCATCATTCTCAGAAAGTTTAATAAGTCTATCAATAGTTTTAGAATCATTACCAATTGCTTCATAATGATCTCTAAGAATTGTTTTTAAAACATCAGGAGTAGTTGTTTCATTAATAGTAATTGAATTATAATCTGTCTGTTTAACATAACCTTCTAAACTACCATGTTTAGATTTATATGAATACATTTCTGCTAAGTCAGGATTATCACCAAATAAACTATCAATAGCCTCAGCTTGTCCTTGTTGATAAAATTTGTTTTTTACGTAAACTTCTCTTTCAGCTAAACCTTCAACACCATCTTTAAATAAAACTGGTTGACCGGCATCATCTAAAAGATCAATTCCCGATACTTGTGAAATTAGTTGATGTATATCATCAACAATAGGAGTTTTATCATCTTCAGTTGAACTAGTAGCTATCTGTTCAGCTGTATAAACAATGACTCCATCTTTAGTAGCATTACCATCAACATCAAGAATATAATCAGAAATACCATTACCATCTTCAATTTGAACTACAGTTCCACTAGTGCCATTAGAAGGAGTTGGTTCAGGAGTTTGATTAGGAGTTGGTATATTTTCTGGAGCAGGAGGAGTTTCAATAGGATTTATAATAGGTATTGTAGGTTTAACGCCTTCAGTTTTAATTGGAGTTAAACCTTCTATTATTATATCACTACCACCATTACCATTATCAGGATTAGCTTCTTCACATTTAGGATTATTAAAATAATTGAATTTCATAACATTTTACTTTAGTATAAGTTTATAATGTAAAAATAGTTATAGTTTTATACATATACAATTATTATATGTATGTATTTAAGTATTACTTATTACTTGATGGTTTCTTCTGTGCAAGATTATCTGCATGTTTCTTTTTCTCAAATTCAAATTTAGCACGAGCTAAAGAAAGAACTTCTTGTTGTTGTTGATTCCTATTAATAGCTTCACCATAAGTTTCATTTTCATCAATATAACCATTACCATTAGTATCAACTTTTAAACGTTGTTCCCAAACAAGTAATAGACCTTCTTGTTTAATAAGTTCTAATTCTTTTTTACCGTCATTTTCTAATTGAATTTTTTGAATTTCAAAATCTCTAGTATCTTTAATACCTTGTTGTTTCATTGCTTCAATTTGTTGAGCAGATTGTTGTTTAGAAAGTTCCATTTGTTGTTCATAAACTTTCTTAGCTTTAGCAGCATCTTCAACTTTAGATTTAAGTACTTGAAGATTATCATTCATAATAGCTTCTGTAGCTAATTCAACATCTCCATTTTGAGAAGCACTAAAAGCTACATCTTTCATAGCTTTAAGTTTTTCATCAAGCAATCTACTATTACCAACATTAATACCAATGTTAAGTGCAAAATGTTCTAAAGGATCAACTTCAATATATTTACTTTCATTAGTTGATTCATCTACATAACTACCTTGCTTACCATTAGCCCAAGCTATTTTACTATAATCATAATTAGCTAGATAATCACTACTACGAAATAGATTAAACATTTCAAGTGACCAATTACCACTAATAGAAGATTGAGCAAGACTTTGTTCAGTAACAGACTTTCCTTGATAAGCTGCCTGATTCCCCATTCTGCTGGGTGTCATATTTGCCACTTCCCAGGCATCTAGTTTGAGTTTATCTAATAAGCCGGACAATGTATTAATATAATTGTACGTTGCCGTAGTAGCCACTTCCTTCATTGCTTGCAAGGCATTCACATTAGTAGTTGCATCATTAATAACTAAAGTACTTTCAGCATTCATATTAGCAAGACGTTCCTCTGTAGACATTTCAGGATCATCACTAAGAGCACTTTGAGGAATAATTAAAATAGATTTCCATTTATTAATAGCACGTTCTATTTGATAATGATATATTCTAGCAAGAGCAATATATGGAACCATCCTAAAAGGAATAGGTTTAGGACTACTATCAGCATGAATATAACTCATGCCATTATAAGGAGATTTACAAACATTTAAATTAGTAAAATTTTCTCTTTGAATATCAATAGGTCTAACTTTAGTATAAACACTTTCAAAATTATTAGAACCTTGAGAATAACCAATAATTTCACCTTCATATAATTGTTGTAACCAATCTACTTTAATACTAATATCTCCATTAGTAAGATCTAATTCATAATTTTCATCTACTATAGTTTCTTGTATTTCACCAACTATATTTTGATAAGTTAGATATCCAACTTTAACTTCAGTTTTAAAAACATAATGTGCAATCTTAACATCATTAGTATTTCCAAAACAACTATTATGAGTGATCATATCATTCATCATACTACTTTTAGTAATATAATCATCTTCTGTCATTCCTTGTTCAAGTAATCTACTTTTAAGTAAATTAGTAGTACCAGTTTCAACTGTGCGTTTCTCAGTAAAAGTTTTTAAATAAGCAATATCTGTAGGTTTTAAAAGTTCTGAATAAATATCTAATACTTGATATAAAGTTCTATTAAATATTCTAACTCCATATTCATCATCTTCAACATAATGATTACCACTAGGTACTCTATAATATTCAAGAGGAGAAACTATTTCAAATATAACATTTTCTTTATGTACTTTTCTATAAGTATAACATTCTTCTGTAGCCCACCAATAATAATATAATTGATTATATTTAAGTTTAGCATCAATAACATTATTAAGAAGATCTAATCTACCTTGAGCATCTTCCGTACGTCTATCATTCCAAGTATCTATATGATCTTTAAGTAATTGATCTAAATCAGGAGTTTCTTTAGATTGTTGTCCAGTTTCAATTGTTTTATTAAGTTCATTAATAATCATTTGTTGCATTACAGCAATTAATTTATCTCCATATTCTTTATTTCTAAAAAATATACTATTGGGATCATCAGTATAAACTTGATAATTATTATATGATGAAACAAATTCTCCAAGATATTTATCTTTAATAGGTTGTAACCAATCTATCTCTCTAAGATCATCAAGTATAGATTCTTTAGTACTATCCTCTTTAAGACCATATGTCTTAAGAACATATTCATACATTTTCTTATCTATATAACCATTAGCCATATTTAAAAAATCAGCAGTACGAGTTTTATCATTACAAGATATAGCTAGTTGTACTACATAATCTGCCATAGATTTTGTCCATTTAGCAGATTGTTTAGTTTTAAAAGAAACTCTTTGATCAGGTAGAACATTGTTTAAATCAGTATTAAATCCTGCCATATTATTTACGTTTTAGTCGTTGAGCTAAAGATTGTTTATTAGTAGTATTTTTAAATAGATTTGCACGTTTAACAAATTCATCTTTTCTAAATTCATACATAGCAAGTAACATAGTAGATATTCTATCAAAATTTCCTGTATCTGTATATTTCTGAAATTCTAAACATAAAGGTAAAGAATAATTATCTTGTAACCTAATAATTATTTCTCCATCTATTGTATTACCTATGACTTCATTATTAAAGTTTTTAATCATAGTTAAACCATTAAGTTTTTTATCTCCATCTCCAATAACCATACCATAACTAGTAGCAAGAGCTAATTGAATATTACTACCATCATACCCCGAAGGATCTTTAAGTAGTTTATCTTGTACTTTCCATAATTTAAAATTAGGAATAGTTTCACCTCTATTAGATTCTACAAGTACTCCGCAATTCCAACGATAACATGCATTAAGCATTAATCTATCATTGTCTTTCATAGTATTTAAACGACCTGCATATTCTGCAATTAAACGTTTACCACCATAAGACGCTCTAGTGTTATCTCGCATCCATACTTGAAAAGAAAATAGAGAATGTTTATCTGTAACTTCAGTTCTAAGTTTATCTACACCATAAGGATCACATGTAATGAAATATAAATCTTTAGGTACAACACCATTTTCATCTATAAATGGTTGATAGTATTCTCTAACACATCCATGTACATCAGTAGAATTAGTATGAGGAACAGATAATATAAAATCATGCCAACCATCAGAGAATATATTTTGTCTAATACATTCATCTTTATCTAAAAATTTAGTTA